TATGCGATCGTCGGCAGCGTCAGATGTGTATAAGAGACAGATATATCACTATTTCTGGCATTAAAACTTGTGCAGCAAAAAAATTAGCTTCAATTTCTTGTATTTGACCATCTGATGAATGGCCACAGTATATATGTCCCAATTCATGGACGATACCAAAAGTTCTATGTTCTTCAGATACAGTGCTGTTTTCACGATATAAAATAATTGAATAATCTTGTGATTTTATGACATAGCAATCATCAATATTGCGCCCTATGAAACAAGTAATCGGCTGATTAGTTAGTTTCGCATAATTTTCAATGGTATCAATAATTATGCCTTCAGAAACAAGATTCAAATCTTTGGGATTAAATGCTAAACTTTTGATATTATGACTTAATAAAAAATTGGTTGCCGAATTTTGTGCCATTTCGAAATTGGGTTTACTCAATTTATTGCCTCCTATAAGCTATTTATTTTTTTAATCCTTTTGCTGATAAGTATATATCTATTGTTTGTTCAAAATTTTTAACAAGCTGTTCTCGATCTTCTTCAGGAATTTGTTCCAAATGTCTGGCAATTAATTTGATTCTTTCATTTTCATCATCGGATAATCCTAATAAGTAATCAGTAGAAACTTCAAAATAAGATGCCATTTTAATAAGTGTTGCATTATCTGGTTGTCTAGATCCATTTTCCCAATTACAAACAGTGTTTTGTGCAGCACCAACTATTTCGCCTAATTTTGATTGACTTATTCCTTTTTTCTTACGTAATTCTGCTATTCTGTTCATTGCAATCCTCCTATGAGATAACCAATGTAATTTGTATCTCTTAAACAAATAATATCACTCTATGAGATTAGAGTCAAGCTATTTTTACAAATATCTCAAAAAGGGATTGACATTAATCGCTATATGTGATATTATCCTTATATGAGATATTTAATCATGCTGAAATCTCAAAATAATCATAGTTTGGAGGTGAAATCAATTGAAGAAATTAAAACTTATTCGAAGGAAAAAGGGCTTTTCACAAGCTGAGTTTGCTAATCAAATGGGAGTATCTCAAAATACGATATCTCAATGGGAAAATGGTGCAAGAATACCTAATGTTATAAGTCTTAAGAAAATGGCACAAATTCTTGATTGCTCGACGGATATGCTTTTGGAAGATATCGAAACAAACGAAAGGACAGATGACTAATGAATGAACTAATCAAAATCAGTTATGAAAATGCTGAACGCCCAACAGTATCGGGCAGGGAACTACACGAGGCACTTGAAGTCAAGACCGCTTATAAAGACTGGTTTCCGAGAATGTGTGAATACGGATTTACGGAGGGTGAGGATTTCAACCCGCTCAAAAATGAGCAGGTTCGTACTGAGGGAAACAGGCAGGTAAGTCGTGAACTTACCGACCACCAACTTACAATCCCAATGGCAAAGGAGATCTGTATGTTGCAGAGAAGTGAAAAAGGAAAGCAGTTCCGTCAGTACTTCATAAGAGTTGAAGAAGCGTGGAACAGTCCTGAGATGATTATGAAAAGGGCTTTGGAAATTGCCAATGAAAAGGTAAAAGCTCTGCAAGTAAGTGTTTCACAGCTTACTGTTGATAAACAGATTATGCAACCGAAAGCTGATTACTTTGATGAACTCGTGGACAGAAATCTGTTGACGGGAATAAGAGAAACAGCTAAGGAACTTAAAGTCAAGCAAAATACTTTTGTGAATTTCCTGCTTGATAAAAAGTATCTTTACAGAGATAAAAAGGGCAAGCTTATGCCATATGCAAAGCCAATGGAGAACGGCTTGTTTGAAATCAAGGAGTTTTCTAATGAGAAAACAGTTTTTTCAAGCACGCAGGTGTTTATTACACCTAAAGGAAAAGAAACGTTTAGGCTGTTATTGCTTTAATGTCACTTGCGGAGATGTTCGACTGTTCGGTTGACTATCTTCTCGGCAAGACAAGAAACCCGACGCCATATCCTAAGGCGTGAGGGGGCAGGTGATTAAAGAGGGGTGAGAGAAACGTGGAAAAGAAAATTACTGCTACTCCAAGAGGGTGTGACAGTGCCAGGATTGAACAGGTGATCGTAACAAGAGCCTTGAAAGGTGCAGGAACAGAAAATGACCCCTGTAGAGAGGTCATTCAGTATTGGACTCTTGACGGAAAATTGCTCTGCGAAAAGGATTAATCAAGCTTTTAAAAGGAGGTACAAGAATGAAACTGTACAAGGCAACGACGATAAGTGACTTTAATGTCAGAGAGGTGTTCACAGTTCATGCAGATAGCAAGCGTGAAGCTATCATGAAGGCATATGACACGAACATGGACGGAAATATCGTTGCAATCGAGGAGGTGGACTAAATGAGGTCACCTGACATTGAAATGGCAGTGCGGCTGTACTATGAAAAGCCCGAAATAACCAATTCGGATATCAAGGAGCTGTTCGGCACAGGTGAAACGCAGACTATCAAGATCAAGAAAGCTGTTAAGGAAGAAATGGCAAAGCGTGGCGTGAAGTCATGGCTGCCGCACTCGGTCAATACCGAGATAGCCTACGAGGTTTGGGGTATTGATATCGACAACTTCGAGAAAAGGCTTAAAAAACTCCGCACGCTTTACGGAAAGGACGTGAGAAAATGATAGCCGTACTAGAGATAATCAGATGTGCCGCAGCGGTAGCGCTCTTGGTGGTGCTTACAATGTATGTAGCGTACAGGTGGTATGTAAGCGTAAAAGAAACTGCCTACGAGGAAGCAGAGGAGAGCATAAAGCGTGCAGTGAGAGAAGCAGGCAGACCCGTGGTCAAGGTCGAAGTTGAAATGAAAGGAAAGTGGTAATGAACATTGTAGGAATACTGCTGATAACAATAGCTGTGCTTGCAGGGATAGATGTAGTGATGTATCTTGTGCTGAGCGTGGCGGATAGGCACTGGGAGAAACGTTTTGAAAACGAGGAGGACGAAAACGATGATAGTGATGAGAGAGGTCTTTAAAAGGGACAAGCCTCTTGACAACGGCAGCGGAGCGGTCAATATCTGCGTGTTCCATTCAAATGTCAAGCCTGACGAATGCGGTGCGCTTACAGTAACGCCAACAAAGGACTACTGCCGTAGATGTGCATTCTACAAGACCCGTGAGGATTTTGACAGAGGGCTTGGCGATGCCGCAAGGTCGCTCCGTGAGAAAGGGATTGAACCTGTGAAGAAGATGGACTATGACGGCAGACAGTATATGAGCGTACAGCCGATAAGGGAGGATAAAGATGAATAAGGAATTTACAAACGAAGATATCATAAATGCGGCGAAACATTGTGCGACAAATGCTGACTGCGATAACTGCCCATTTTTCGCAACTTTGGAAATTGAGGGTTGCATTGAAACTTTCACACGATACATAGTGAACAACACAAAAAACGAGCCTGCACTGTCTGCCAACAGCACAAGCTCAGAGATATTGAAAAATATCAATTCAATACACCTTGATGATAGCACAAAAGAGCAGATTTGTCAAGCATATGATACCGCAGACAAAGCCTGTACAGATATACTCGATATCTACGAAGGAATGCCGGCATGTGAGCGTAGAGCTTTTGATATCGGAGAAGTGTACGGAAAAATATGCAGCACAAGGGATAAGCTTGAAAATATGAGAGGAGCGAACTAAAATGTCAGTAAAAATAAACTCACTTGAATTTGAGAACGTAAAGAAGATAAAAGCCGTACAGCTTGAGCCTGCAAAGAATGGGCTTACTGTTATCGGCGGCAAGAACAGGCAGGGCAAGACCTCTGTCCTTGACGCTATCGCTTGGGCACTTGGGGGAGATAAGTATAAGCCGTCCTCTCCTCAGCGTGAGGGGTCTGTTGTCGAGCCGCATTTGAAGATCACCCTCGATAATGGTATCGTGGTGGAGCGTTCGGGCAAGAACAGCTCCCTCAAAGTCACCGACAGCACAGGCAAAAAAGGCGGTCAACAGCTTTTGAACAGCTTCGTTGAACAGTTTGCACTTGACCTGCCTAAGTTCATAAATCAGTCAAGCAAGGAAAAAGCTTCAACTCTGCTGAAAATAATCGGTGTGGGTGATACGCTCTATCAGTTGGAACATAAGGAACATTCCCTCTATGACCAGCGTACCGCTATCGGCAGGATAGCTGACCAGAAGTCTAAGTTCGCAAAGGAAATGCCTGTGTATGCAAACGTCCCTGCCGAGCCTGTTTCAGCTTCGGAGCTTATCAGACAGCAGCAGGATATACTTGCTCGCAACGGCGAAAATCAGCGTAAGCGTGACCAGAAAGAATACTACGAAAAGCAGTTGGAGCTTGCTAAGTCTGCCTATGAGCGTGCAAAAGCAAGCTATGAAGCGGCAGCGAACAACTTCAAGCTTGCAAGCCTTGACGCTCAAGACCTTGTGGACGAAAGCACAGCGGAGCTTGAAAAGAATATCTCGGAAATCGAGGAACTGAACAAGAAGATAAGAGCAAACCTCGACAGGGAGAAAGCTGAGATAGACGCTGAGGACTACCGTTCACAGTATACATATCTCACTGAGCAGATAGAGGACGTAAGGCAGGCTAAAACTGACTTGCTCAAAAATGCCGACCTGCCCCTTGAGGGGCTTTCAGTTGAGGACGGAGAGCTGCTGTATAACGGGCATAAGTGGGACAGTATAAGCGGTGCTGAACAGCTTATCGTCGCTACCTCTATCGTGAGAAAGCTCAACCCTGACTGCGGTTTTGTCCTGCTGGACAAGCTTGAACAAATGGATACCGACACCCTTGATGACTTCGGCAAGTGGCTCGAAGAACAGGGCTTGCAGGCGATTGCCACTAGAGTTTCCACAGGTGACGAGTGCAGTATCATTATCGAGGACGGCAGGTCAATGGACAATGACAAGGAAGAAAACACAGAAACGAAAACTTGGAAAGCAGGTGCATTTTAATGTATGAGATAACATCAGGAGTCGTAAGCTCCGCACAGAAAGTCGTGATATATGGTCCTGAGGGCATAGGCAAATCCACCTTTGCGGCTCAGTTCCCCGACCCTGTATTTATTGATACTGAGGGCAGTACAAAGAAGCTGAACATCAGACGTTTCCCTAAGCCGTCAAGCTGGGAAATGCTCAAAAACGAGGTAAAGGAAGCTATGAACGGCAGGCTCTGCAAGACCCTTGTCATTGATACATTTGATTGGGCTGAACAGCTTTGCATTGAAACGATCTGCTCGGCACATCAAAAGAAAGGCATTGAAGATTTCGGCTACGGCAATGGCTATGTTTACGAAAAAGAGGAGATAGGCAAGTTTCTTAATCTCTTGCAGGAGGTAGTTGACAGCGGTATCAACGTTGTGCTTACTGCTCACGCTCAGATGAGAAAGTTTGAACAGCCTGACGAGCTGGGCGCTTATGACCGTTGGGAACTGAAGCTCGGCAAGAAAACGTCTTCTCAGATATCGCCTCTTGTGAAAGAATGGGCAGATATGGTGCTGTTTGCAAACTACAAAACATATGCAGTAGCTGTGGATAAGGACGGCAAGAAGTTCAAGGCTCAGGGCGGCGACCGTGTTATGTACACCACACATCACCCTTGCTGGGACGCTAAAAATCGTGACGGACTTCCGTCTGAAATGCCTTTTGAATACAGCGGCATAGCGCACCTGTTCACTTTCAGTGGGCAACACAGCAACAGCTTTGCTACAGTTGCTTCCGCAGTAGCTGTTGAAGATGCCACGACAAAACAGCCTGTACAGACAGAACAGAAAGCAGACGAGCCTCTTACTGATCTCAGCGGCTTTGAGGACGTTGCACCACCACCTATCGTTATCCCTGATGGCATACCGAAAGCACTTGCGGACCTTATGAGAGCCAACAATGTGAGCGAATCAGACATACGCCTTGTGGTATCTCAGAGAAACTATTTTCCTTATGATACCCCTATTACAAACTATCCTGACGACTTCGTACAGGGCTGTCTGATAGGTGCTTGGGAGCAAATGCTGCCGCTTATCAGAGAAAATCAGAAAGTACCATTTTAAAAGGAGGACAAAACTATGGATAATTTTATGGAATACGGCTGGGAAGATGAGATAGTCAACGAGGGTGGGGACTTTGTCCTGCTCCCTGAGGGGGACTATGACTTCACCGTTGCAAAGTACGAACGTGCAAGACACGAGGGGTCGGCAAAAGTGCCGCCCTGCAATATGGCAAAGGTCACATTCACCATATGGGGAGCTGAGGACAGCGTGGAGATAACAGAGAACTTCTTCCTTTGCAACAAGTTTGAGTGGAAACTCTCAGCACTTTTCTTGGCTCTCGGACTAAAAAAGCATGGCGAACCGCTGAAAATGAACTGGAACGCTATCACAGGCAAAAAGGGCAAGTGTCACGTCTACATTGACAACTACAAGAACAAGGACGGCGAGGACAGGCAGTCCAACAAGATTAAGAAGCTCTATGCCTATGACGAGAATGTGACTACCGTTCAGCCTGCTCAGACGCAGACACCGCAGTATAGTCAGCCTGCTCAGACAGGGGGCTGGAAAGCCGGTGCGTTCTGATGATGAATGAAAGACCATATCAAAACGAGGCTAAGCTTGCTATACTCGAACAGTGGTCTGAGGGAATAAACAAAGTCCTTGCAGTTCTGCCGACAGGAACGGGAAAGACAATACTTTTCTCGGCTGTTACGGAAGAATGTGTGCGGCAGGGTAAGCGTGTGCTTATCCTTGCCCACAGGGGCGAGCTGCTCGACCAGGCAGCGGACAAGCTTATGAAGTCAACAGGGCTTGGCTGTGCCACCGAAAAAGCAGAGCAAAGCTGTTTAGGCTCTTGGTATCGTGTGGTAGTAGGCTCAGTTCAGACCCTTATGCGTGAGAAAAGGCTCAAAGGCTTTTCGGAAAATTACTTCGATACCATAATAATTGACGAGGCTCATCACGCTATCTCAGACGGCTATCAGAGAGTGCTTGACCATTTTCCAAAGGCTCAGGTGCTTGGGGTAACGGCTACACCCGACAGGGGCGATATGAAGAACTTAGGCTCGGTGTTCGACAGCCTTGCATATGAATACACCCTGCCGCAGGCTATCAAAGAGGGCTATCTTTCACCTATCAAGGCTATCACCATACCGCTGAAACTTGACCTTTCAGGAGTATCAACTCAGGCAGGCGACTTCAAGGCAAGTGATATCGACACGGCACTTGACCCATATCTTTATCAGATAGCTGATGAAATGCTCAAATACTGCAAGGAACGCAAGACAGTTGTGTTCCTGCCGCTTGTCAAGACCTCTCAGAAGTTCCGTGATATCCTTATCAGCAAAGGGTTCAACGCCGCTGAGGTCAACGGAGAAAGCACAGACAGAGCGGAGATACTTGAAGCTTTCGACAAAGGCGAATACAATGTGCTGTGCAACTCAATGCTCCTCACAGAGGGCTGGGACTGTCCGTCAGTTGACTGCGTTATCGTGCTAAGACCAACAAAGGTGCGTGGGCTTTACTGTCAAATGGTAGGCAGAGGCACAAGGCTCTGCGAGGGAAAGACAGAGCTTTTGCTGCTTGACTTTCTGTGGCACACAGAACGCCACGAGCTTTGCAGACCTGCACACCTTATCTGTCAGAATGAAGAGGTCGCTGAGAAAATGACCGAAAACCTTGCCAATGAGGCAGGCTGTGCAGTAGACATCGAAGAGGCAGAAAAACAGGCAAGCGAGGACGTTGTGGCACAGCGTGAAGAGTCTTTGGCAAAACAGCTCAAAGAAATGAAAACACGCAAGAGAAAGCTCGTTGACCCATTGCAGTATGAAATGTCAATACAGGCTGAGGACTTGTCCTCTTACGTTCCTGCTTTTGGCTGGGAGTGTGCTCCTGCTACCGACAAGCAGAAAGCAAAGCTTGAAAAGCTGGGCATTTTCCCTGACGATATAGACAACGCAGGCAAAGCAAAGCTTATCCTTGACCGACTTGAAAAGCGCCGCAATGCAGGACTTACCACTCCAAAGCAGATAAGGCTGCTTGAAAGCAAGGGTTTTGAACACGTTGGCTCTTGGAGCTTTGACAGTGCAAGCAAGATGATAGCCCGTATTTCTGCCAATGGCTGGAGGCTGCCGAGAGATATCGACCCGAAAACATACACACCTGAGAACTAAGGAGAAGTGAATGGATAACACAAATTTGCTTAAAATGCTTGAATACATAGACCCTGCAAGCTGTGATTATCAAGAATGGGTCAATGTGGGAATGGCTCTCAAACACGAGGGCTATTCCGTGAACGATTGGGACAGTTGGTCGAGGTCAGACAGCCGTTATCACAGCGGTGAGTGTGAACGCAAGTGGCAAGGCTTTAACGGCAATGCTCAGCCCGTGACCGCAGGAACTATCGTGCAAATGGCAAAGGAAAGAGGATACAGCCCCCATGAGTTTAAGGCATACGATTGGGACGGCGAGATAATTGCAGAAGAAAGCAGTCCCCTAGTAAACGGCGGTGAGGGCATACCGATCACCGAGCCTGCCCAATGGGATCCTGTCAAGGAGATAGTCACATATCTTGAAACACTCTTTGAGGCAGGAGAGAACGTGGGCTATGTTACGCAAACGTGGGAAACAGAAAAGGACGGCAAGACCAAGTATCTGCCCACAAAGGGCTGCTGTGACAGGACGGCAGGGGAGCTTATCAAGAGGCTTGGCGAATGTAACGGCGACATTGGTGCGGTGTTTGGCGACTACAAGGAAGAAGCCGGAGCGTGGATCCGCTTCAATCCTCTTGACGGCAAGGGCGTAAAGAACGAGAATGTAACAGACTACCGCTATGCTCTTGTTGAAAGCGACAGTATGCCTATAGAACAGCAGAACGCCGTGATGAGAGAGCTTGAACTTCCTATCGCTGTGCTTGTATACAGCGGTGGAAAGAGCGTTCACGCTATCGTCAAGATAGACGCTCCCAACTATGATGAATACCGCAGGCGTGTTGATTTTCTTTACAAGGTCTGCAAGGAAAGCGGTCTTGACATAGATAAACAAAACCGCAATCCCTCACGACTTAGCCGTATGCCAGGCGTTATGAGAAACGGCAAGAAACAGTTCATCATTGACAAGAACATAGGAAAGGAGAGTTTTTCGGAATGGAAAGATTACATAGAGAGTATCAATGATGATCTCCCTGACCCTGAGAGCCTGAGTGCTGAGTGGGATAACCTGCCTGAGCTTGCACCACCACTTATTGACGGCGTTCTCAGACAGGGTCACAAAATGCTCATTGCAGGTCCGTCAAAGGCAGGCAAGTCATATGCACTTATCGAGATGTGCGTGGCGATAGCTGAGGGGGTCAAGTGGTTTGGCTGGCAATGCACCAAAGGCAAGATACTATACGTCAACCTAGAGCTTGACAGAGCATCTTGTCTGCACCGCTTCAAGGACGTGTACACCGCAATGCACCTAGAGCCTGAAAACCTCAACAGCATAGACATATGGAACCTGCGAGGTCACAGCGTACCAATGGATAAGCTTGCACCAAAGCTTATACGCCGAGCAAGCAAGAAGAATTACATTGCTGTAATAATAGACCCTATCTACAAGGTCATAACAGGCGACGAGAACTCAGCAGACCAAATGGCGCACTTTTGCAATCAGTTTGACAAGGTATGCACAGAGCTTGGCTGTGCGGTCATATACTGCCACCACCACTCGAAAGGCGCTCAGGGCGGTAAGCGTTCAATGGACAGAGCCAGCGGTTCAGGAGTATTCGCCCGTGACCCTGACGCACTTCTTGACCTTTCAGAGCTTGACATTTCAGACAGCCTTTACAAACAGCAGGAGGACGAAACTGTTTGCCGTATCTGTGAGGACTGGATGAGGAGATTTTACAGAAATACTGATGACCTTTGTTCACAGGACGATCTTGTTACGCCGTCAAAAATGCTTGAGATAACCCACAAGTACCTGCACCCGAACTCATACAAGATTATGATGACAGACATAGACAAGGCTAAGCTTGCAGTAAGAAACCGCACGGCATGGCGTATAGAGGGTACTCTGAGAGAGTTCCCGAAGTTTGCTCCCCTCGATATGTGGTTTGATTATCCTGTTCACAGAGAGGATACTGTGGGCGTGCTTAAAGACTGCGAGGTAGAGGACATCACACCGAATTGGAAGAAGAATTTCAGCAAGAAGAAGACCAATGAAGACCGCAGCAAGGAACGCAAGGAGAGCATTGAAACAGCTTTCAGCGGTGTGCAGGAGAACGGCAAGTGCCGCATTTCTGAGCTGGCGGAGTACATAGGAAAGAGCGAAAAGACCGTTGGAAGATACCTCAAAGAGCATGGTGGCTTTTGGATAGAAGAGGGAGAATGCGGCTTAAAAGCTCAGTAGACAGACAAGACAAAATCGAATTTTTTGAACTTTAGACAGACAGGAAAAAATCGAAAAAGTGTCAGGACAAAATCGAACTTTTTCCTTGTCGGACAATATCGAAAATTACCGAGTTTGTCGGACGGACAGACAAATCTATTATTATAAACAATACTTTTTGTCGGGGGCTTGAAACTGCCCCGACGAAAAAGTAATCAGAATAATGACGCACGAGAGGAGCACACGCAGATGAAAGCAACAAGAAGTAAGGCAAGGCAAGACGTTGTTAATGCAGCTAAGAAAATGCCACCGCTTTTTCATAAGCTGCCTAATGAAGATTTCGACTATCGAAAATCACGCACGCTTTGGTGGCTCGTGAAACAGCCGCAGGTACTCAAATACATTTGGGATATGGTCAAACAGTCGGGAGCATTGGTGTATGATGACAAGTCACACAAGTGGCACGGAGTAGATTTCAAATGCGAGGAGGAAGATGATGACTGAATTTTTTATGGCGATGATACCGCCGACGGCTACAGCACAGGAACACAAGGTGGCGGTAAGAAACGGCAAGCCAATATTTTATGATCCACCCGAAGTCAAGGAGGCAAAAGAAAAGCTCACGGCAAACCTTGCAAGGCACAGACCGCCTGAGAAATACATCTGTGGGATAAGGCTGGTAACAAAATGGCTGTTTCCTAATGACGGCAAGCACAAGGACGGAGAGTACAAGACCAGCAAGCCTGACACGGATAACTTGCAGAAGATGTTCAAGGACTGCATGACACTATGCGGCTTTTGGACTGACGACCAGCTTGTGGCGAGTGAGATATGCGAGAAGTTTTGGGCGGACATACCTGGCATTTATGTGAGGATAGAGGAGCTATGACGATACACGAAGTAAAGAAAAGTCTCGGACGCAGGGTGAGCTACAACGGCTCCGATTGCTACGAGCTGACAGGGTGCATTATCCGCAAGAGCAGTAAGACAGGTCAGTTTTTCTATCAGGCAGAGATCGCTGACAAGACTTGCGGCAATACGTTGGTGTATTGCAGGCTGGAAGAGTTGAGGTGTGAGGAGGGATAATATGGCAAAGAGTAAAACACCCGAAGAACTGTTAAAGCAGTATTCGGCAGACCTTGTGAAGTCAATAGAGCAGTACAAGTCCATTATCGATCATGGCTGTAGTGATCCATCATGGCCTGACGGCTGTAATGCCAATTTGTGCAGAAACCATGTTCTGGCATACAAGCGATACATTCTGGATATCTGCACGGCTAACGATTTGAAAATTCCACAGGAATATTACCTGCCAACGCCGCCTGAACAAGATAATAGCTTTATGGCTGACAAGACCAGCGGAAGGTACAAAAGGTTGAATAGCTACCCTGATTATAACGGCAGGCTGACAACAAGGAAAGTTGACTATGATGATAGTCAGATGAGTTTATAGGAGGGGTAAAGTGAAAACACATGATCTGAAACTTAACACAGAATTTTGTGACGCTGTTCTGAGCGGTGAGAAAACTTTCGAGGTCAGGAAGAATGACAGAGGTTTTCAGACAGGAGATCTGATAAGATTTATACCGACTGACGGAACGTCTTATCACAGCTCAGACGGCACAATAAGAGAACACGCACAACATGAGATATCAGGGCATACATACAAGATAATATATATCCTCAACGGCTGGGGAATAAAGAATGGGTATGTTGTGTTGGGAATAAGAGAGGAGAGAGCCTATGGAAAGAAACGACCCTATGACCATGTCACGCCTGAAAGCCTACCGCAGGAACGCCTCAGCCATTGAGGACATCAAGGCAGAGCTTTCAGGCAAGTACGTTGCCGACAGTATCAGCGTATGCACTCCGCCGTCCTACACGCCACACAGCACACGCATAGACGGCTTTCTGCCAAGCGGCGATACACTTTCATTGCTGTGCGAACAGGCACGGTTAGAGCGTGAGCAGAGGACTGTGGAGGAATTTATCAAGGGGATAGAGGATAGACAAATGAGGAAGATATTTGTACTCAGGTTTGTAAAAGGATTGACTTGGATACAGATAGGACACAAGGTCGGAGGTACAGCGGACGGCTGTAGAATGGCAGTCAAAAGATATTTGAAAAAATAATCAAGTGTGTTCGTTTTGTTCGTTTTACCTATGTTATAATTTAAACTGAGGATAGTGTAAATACTATCTGACTTTCATAAAGATCCTCCAATAATTTTTACCCACGGAGCGTATGCTCCGTATGTTCCGCAAAGTCAGAGTGGGTGCAATTCCCACACGGAACTCCAAGCCTGTTATACAGTTCGTAGACCGAGAACGTAAAATATCGGTATCGTATAACTTTAAAACCTGCACACTTTGGCTGTGCGTCGTCGGGTGGAATAGCCGAGGTTTCGTTTTTTGATGCCAAGTTTTTCATCTACCATAAGAGGAAAAAACAGCGTATGCAGGCTCAGAGGGCTATACTTAAAGCTTGCACCAGAGTCGGCGTGCTTCCGACAGAAAATAAAGGCACTCCTTGAATTTTACATTGCCAATGCCTGCTCGTAAGGGTGGGCGTTCGGGCAGGGTCTGAAAGCCGTATCCCCATACTGCGGCTTTCGATTTGCAGGTCGAGAGCGAGCCACCGCTCAGATCTGCTCCACCATTTACAAAACTCCTTATAATATATTTGTGAGAGGCACTCCTATGGGGTGCCTTTTGCGTTGTGTCGCAAAAAGTTCATAAATGTCGAATTCTTGATATACTGCATAAAAAATACAATTGTGTTTTATGCAGTAAATAGAAATTCGGTGCATTTCGTTGATTTTCGCTCTGATTAGTGATATAATATAGAAAATACTATTGATTGGAGATTGTATTTATGCATATAAAACTAAAAGAATACCTTTTGCTTTTAAAGGAAAAATGCGAACAAGGAAACCAAACGCCAAGTGATTTTTCGAAGTTAATTAACTTAATTCGTGATTTAAAATATGATATTGATGATGCTGAAACTACATCGCTGCTTGACATAGTATATCATGTTTTGCTTGAAGATGTAGAGTTAATAATAGAGAATGACACATGGTGTGAGCAAAATGGTGACTATTTTGCTGGAAATATGGTTCCCAAAGACAATGATATTTCACGAAAGTTTACTAGAAAATATTCAGATATTTTTAGAAGCAAAAATTTTCATTTATCAATAATCACAGCTGAACTCCGTGATATAATTGATAATTATGAAGCATTAAAAAGTGACTTTTATTTAAGAAATCCAGAAGTTGTTTTAAGAGACGATGTAAGGGTAAAAGATTATGATTTATTTGTTGATAAAGGTACAAAAATAGCGAATAATTTAAAAACAATACTTAAATAATAAGGCTTCATTTATTAAACTAATTCAAGTTGTACAAACAGTACAAAAAAAGTCTATCTAAAGTAGAAAAATAAATTTTAAGCAATAAACTGATTTCGTTTTTAAAACGGGGTCAGTTTTGTTTTTCTTCAGAAAGGACGGTGCCCTCATGACAGCACGGCAAAAGAAATTTGCAGAATACTATGCTCAGAGCGGCAACACCGTTCAGAGTGCTATAAAGGCAGGATACAGCGAGAAGTATGCGAAAGCTGACGCCTGCAAAATCCTAGATAATCCTAGTGTTGCGGAGTATATCCGTGTGCTGTCCGAGAAAGCTCAGGACGAGCGTATAATGACCGCAAAGGAGAGGCAGGCACTCTTGTCTGATATCGCTAAGGACGGCAAGAATGACCCTGCTGACCGTATCAGAGCCGTCGATACCCTCAATAAAATGACAGGAGAGTATGTGGCTAAGATACAGGCGGAGGTCAAGACCTCTGAAAAGCTTTCAGAGGTTTTCGCTCAGATAGGCGGTGAGGGGCTTGACGAGTAAGTTTCCCCTGTCGCAGAAGTATATGGACTTCATCAACAGCGTTCGGGGCGTGTCTGCGGACTTCCTTGAGGGGACTACCGCAAGCGGCAAAACAACTGTGGGCGCAGGCATAAAGTTCATGCGTATGGTGTCGGCAAGTCGAAAGAAACTTCACGTCATTGCCGCTAAGACTACGGGAAAGGCTGAGGAAACTATCATTCAGCAGGATAACGGCATTCTTGACCTGCACACCAATGCTCGGTACTTCGGCAACGGCGATAAGGACTACAAACTGCCGCATATCAAGTTTGAGGGCAAGATAATCTATGTTCTGGGATATGACAACAAGGATAAGTGGGAAATGGTGCTGGGCGCTCAGTTCGGCTGTGTGTATATCGACGAGATAAACACCGCCGATATCGAGTTTGTCCGTGAGATGTCAACCCGTAACGATTACCTTATGGCGACCCTCAACCCTGACGACCCCTCTCTGCCTGTGTATAAAGAGTTTGTCAACCGCTCGCGTCCGTATCAGAAATACGCCTGTGACGTGCCTGCGGAGATAATGAAAGAGCTTACAGAAGAACCTGTACCCAATTGGCGGTACTGGTTCTTTACTTTTCGTGATAATCTTTCACTTACTGATGAGGATATCAAACGGAAAATGGCTGCCGCTCCGAAAGGCACAAAGCTGTATAAGAACAAGATACTCGGTCTGAGAGGACGTGCAACAGGGCTTGTGTTTGACCTGCAAAGGCGAAATATCTTGACAGCAGAGCAGGCGAAAGCTTTCAATTATGTGTACTTCTCAGCCGGGCTTGACACCGCTTACTCGCAATCCTCACCTGATACCATAGCGTTCACCTTTGTGGGCATAACGGCTGACAGAAAGTGCGTCACTCTTGATGAGGAAGTGTATAACAATCGTGACAGACAAGTACCGCTCACACCCTCCGACATACCGAAAATATTCACGGCGTTCTTGGAGAAAAGCCGCAGGACGTGGGGCTTTGCACGAGATGTATATATCGACAGCGCAGATCAGGCGACCATACTTGAATGTCAGAAGTTCAGACGGCTCACAGGCAGTATATATAATTTTATCCCGGCATTCAAGAAAACGAAAATAATCGACCGAATACACTTGCAGTCAGCTTGGCTGGCGGCAGGTGATTTTTATATCCTTGAGCATTGCAAGGAGTACGTAGGCGAGCTTAACATATACAGTTGGAAAGAGGATAAGGCTGAGCCGGAGGACGGCAACGACCACCTTATCAATTCCTGTCAGTATGCTTGGCTGCCGTATCGTGACAAGATAGGAAGTGTGAAGATTGATTAAATTCAGCATAGGAAGCAAGGTGAAAAATATGATAAGAAACTGGCTTGATATCCAGCCTGCACCCGAATACAGTATAACTATCACAGAGAAAACAGGTTTTATGACCGATGTGATAAGGTCACAGCTTTGGTATCGTGGTGACGCCGCAGAGCTTTCACAGTTCTTTCGTCAGCTTAACTTAGGCACAAATTCATTCTGGAGCAGCGTCCCTGAGAAAGAAAAGATACGCAAGATACATAGCGGTCTGCCTGCAATAATCGCCGATACGCTTTCATACATTGTCTATTCTGATATGGACGATATCAAGGTCACAGGGGACAAAGCAAAGGCTGATTTTGATAATATTTCCGAGCATATAGACTTCACAGAGCTGACAGGCAAGGCGATAGTTACCGCACTTGTTGACGGCGACGGAGCTTTCAAGATATCGGTGGATACTGAGCTTTCTGATACGCCAATAGTCGAGTTTATCGGTGCTGACAAAGTGGAGTATAACTTTGTACGAGGTCTGCTGAACGAGGTCGTTTTTCATTCTGTGCATTATGCAGGCTCAAAGAGATTTCACCTTGAAGAGCATTACGGCAAGGGATACATAGAAAGCCGTCTGTATGACGATAACGGTCACGAGGTCGGTTTGGACAACGTGCCTTGCCTTGCACAGATACCGCCCCGAACTGAGTTTGAGGGCGAGTATATAATGGCTGTGCCGCTGAAATTCTTTTCATCACGAAAGTATCCGAACAGGGGCAAGAGCATTTTTGACGGCGGTAAGTCTGATTGCTTTGACGCTTTGGACGAGGTGATCTCACAATGGTGGGACGCTATCAGAGCAGGCAGGGTAAAGCAGTATATTCCCGAAAGCATGATACCTAGAGATCCTGCAAGCGGTAAGCTTAAAGCACCTAACCAGTTCGGCAACAGTTACATAAGCATTGACCCACCACTTTCGGCAGAGGGTGCAGCGCCTAAGATAGAAGTAGTTCAGCCTGATATCAAGTATGAGGCGTTTGTGGCAAGCTATACGAATTGCCTGCTTATGTGTCTGCAAGGGCTTGTATCTCCTGCCACGCTGGGCATAGATGTTGGAAAGATGTCAAGTGCAGACGCTCAGCGAGAGAAGAAAGACGTCACAGGCAACACCCGAAACACTATCACAACGGCTCTTGAAAAGGCTCTGCCACAGCTTGTTTCTGCGGTGCTTATGACCTATGACAATATGCAGGGCAAAGCCCCTGAGACTTATGAGGTGACAGTTGACTTCGGCGAGTATGGTGCGCCTGACTTTGACAGCAGAGTTGAAACTGTGGGCAAAGCAAGCACGTATGGTATTATGTCAGTTGAAACGCAGGTGGAGGAGCTGTGGGGCAGTTCTAAAGAGGACGATTGGAAAGCCGCAGAGGTCAAGCGGATAATGCAGGAAAAGGGGCTTACAGAGGGTGAGCCTACTGCGGTAGGTGATGAGTACGCTTAATTTTAAGGACATCGCAAAAATATTTGAGGAGATAGAGCTAAGGCTCATATCTTCACTGAAACGCAATCTCAAAAGGCACAAGGCGGAGGAACAGCGTTACGGCTTTGAATGGTCTGCTTGGCAGGCTGAGAAACTGAAAAATATGGAGAACTTCCGCCGTGAAAACCTCGACATTATGAACGAGTACGTTGACGTTATCGACGATCAGACAAGACAGCTTATGACGGAGCAGTTTCAAGAGGGTCAGCAGCAGGCACAAAGGAGTGCCCAGGAGCTTTCTGACGAGCCTATAACACCTATCCCCGACAAGCATTTCTTTGGCGTGAACGAAAAGAAAATGGCAAAGCTTATGGAAGACGTCACCACCCTTGAAAAGACCGCTGAAACAGCCGCTCTGCGAATGACAGACGATATTTACAGGCAGACTTTGAATAGGGTACAGCTTGCAATGGGAACAGGCTCTATGACGCTTAACGAGGCTATCGACCTTGCCACAAGGGACTTTCTCGACAAGGGCATAAACTGTATCGTATACGCTGACGGCAAGCGAGTGAACATTGCAGACTATGTGCGAATGGCTCTTAGGACAACTTCCACAAGGGCAGCGTTGCAGGGTGCGGCGAAACGCTTTGCAGAGCTCGGGTATGATACGGTGCTTGTGTCGCAGTATGGCGGCTGTTCAAAGACCTGTGAGCCTTGGCAAGGTCAAGTATACATTGATGATGTATTCACGGTATGGGAGGGGGAAAAGGACGAGTTTCAAGGCAAGTCAAATTACTGCGGTGAGTGGTTTTGGCTGCTGTCGTACGCCGTAAAGAACGGGCTTTTCCACCCCAACTGCCGTCACACAATGACGCAGTACATACACGGCAGAACGCAGATACCTGAGCCGATACCGGCGGAGAAGATAAAAGAGCAGCGAGAACTTGAGCAGAAACAGCGTGCAATGGAGCGGAAAGTCCGCAAGCTAAAACGCTTTGCGGCAGGCACCTGCGACCCTGATACAGCCAAGGAATACCGCCGAAAGCTCAGGCAGGCTCAGCACGAATTAAAGGTGTTCGTTGAGGAGCATAATGAGGTGCTGCATAGGGATCATAGCAGGGAGAAGTATTATGGTGGTGGTGTTGACAAATCGGGAAAAAGTGGTATAATAGAGGTAGACAAAGATACGTTGAAAAAATATCTTGGAAAACCGATAACACAAGCTGACAGTCAGCATGTTCGTGAATGGTATTATGCAAATGTAACGGATATCCCTAATCAGATAGATAAAACAAAACCCTTTGAAGAACAGGTCAAGCAGGCTTTTGAACTGAGAAATTACTATAAACACGAAGCTCGCGTTGCTATGTCTGATAAGAAAACGGCTATGATGCTTGATGAAAAACGTCCTGCACCAACGTTTGAAAAGTTATTAAAGGATAAAATGAAGCGCAAGAACATGACAAAAGACGAAGCTTTAAAAGATATTTTAGAAACTGCGTCAAAAACAAATGACGAAGTAAACAAGAACTACGGCTTATAAAGGAGGGCTTGATATGACAAAATTTGATTATACGATTTTCAAGGATAATAGTCAAAGTGAGTTTAAAAAAGCTTGCAAACTGATCGAGCGTAGTTTTCCTGACGCAAAGAAAAATAAGCTGTTAATTGATGTTGACGGCTCTACGATTCAGACATATACAAAAGACGGTAAGGACATTGATGTATATGATGATTATGACGTTGGGGCTGTGTTCGTTAAATCAGAAATAGATCTTGATAATATTTTTTCTTGACCGCTCCGCTACGGCGAGGCGGTATTTTTATACCCAAATATCGGAACTAAGCACCTTAACGGGTGCTTTTTTCATACACAAATTTAAGAAAGCGAGGTCAGAAAATGGACGAGAAAAAGAAACTCACTGATGAGGAGGAGAAGAAAACTCCCGATACTCACGAGGAGAAAAAGGACGAGCCAAAGGCTGAGGAAAAGCCTGCGGACAAGGCAGATGAGAACTCTGCCGACAAGGAACAGCCTGCGGTGGACGATAGTCAGGCTGACGAGAACGGTGAGGGTGCCGACAAGCCTGCGGAAGATAAGCAGGAACAGCCAAGCGAGGATAAGTCCGACAAGCAGGACAATGCCGAGAACGCACCTGACGAAAAAGATCAGGAGATACTCAGACTCAAAACTCAGATAGCCGCTATGCAGCTTGGTATCAAGCCCGACTGTATCGAGGACGCCGTTGCGGTGGCTGAAAGCTATGTGAGAAACGGCAGTCAGCAGGATATCAACACCGCTCTTTCTGCGGTGGTGAAGAAGTATCCAGACATGAAAGGCGAGGGTGGCAAAAAGCCCGACGGCAAAAAGCAGGGCGGTTTCAAGGTCGGTGCAGGATCTTCGGATACTGATGAAAAGAAGCCACAGAGCAAACCAACAGCGGAAAAACGCTGGAACAAATTCAAGTAAAAACAGGAGGAATGAATCATGCCAAATCTTAATTACGCAGAAGTATGGAACCCCGAACTCTTGGAGATAAGGATTCAGGAAACACTGTCAAGCCCGTTCATCACACAGAACGTTAGGTGGCTTGACGCAAAGACTTTCCACTTCACACAGATGTCAACATCAGGCTACAAGAGCCACAACAGAAACGGCGGCTGGAACACAGGTAAGTATGTTCAGACGGACGTGCCTTTCACTCTTACACACGATCGTGATGTTGAGTTTCTTGTGGATAAGGCTGACGTTGACGAAACAAACTCCACAGCGTCTATCAAGAATATCTCGGAGGTATTCGAGAAAACACAGTCTGCTCCCGAAACGGACGCTCTGTTCTTCTCAAAGACAGCTCAGAGAGCGGCAGAGCTTGAGGGCTATCACTCATCAACAGCCGCTTCATCATATACAAAGGGCAACGTGTTTGATAAGCTCAAAGGCTTTCTTTCAGCAGGCAAGCTGAGAAGATACAAGGCAAACGGCTCTCTTATCATGTATGTGACTTCCACAATTATGGACCTGCTTGAGCAGTCTGACAAGTTCACGAGAAAAATCGAAATGACGCAGATCGCAGAGGGAGGACTTGGTCTTAGAACAAGAGTGACCGACATTGACGGAGTGCCTATCATGGAGGTCATTGATGATGAGCGTTTCTATGACCGCTTCAACTTTGACCCTGAGGACGGCGGCTTTGAGCCTTGCGCTGCAAGCTATGTAAAGACCGCTGATACCGATATCGTGAGCGGCAAGGAGTATTACACCGAATCAAGCGGTTCTTACACTAAGGTATCAGGCACACCTAGCAAGTCTGCACTTGATACCTACTATGAAAAGGTCGCAGGTTCGCATAAGATAAACGTGCTTATCGCAACACCTGAGACCACAAAGATAGTACCTAAGATCAACAGCATTTACAGCTTTGCTCCGGGCGGACACACAGAGGGTGACGGCTGGCTCTATCAGAACAGAGCGTTCTCAGATGTTTTCACTTTCCCAAACGGCAAGGACGGAAAGATAGACAGCATTTACGCTGACGTTGACACAGCAGAGTACAACGAGTAAGGGGTGAGGGATATGTACCTCACCTCTACTGAGTTTTGCAATATCTGTCCTGAGTGTGATATCTCCGAAGAACAGTTCTCGGCTATTCGGCAAAGAGCTGAAAGCGATATCGACACGCTGACTTTCAACCGCATAACAGCAGAGGGCATTGACAGCTTCACAGACTTTCAGAGAGAGCGTATAAAGCGTTCCACAGCATTGCAGATGAAATTCATCTATGACAATTCGGAGCTGTTAGAAAGCCCTCTGAGTGCTTACAGCATAAGCGGTGTTTCAATGTCATTCGATAAGTCAAGGGTGGTATCTCTTGACGGCGTTATCACAACACGTCAGGTCTACAATGTGCTTATGCAGACAGGACTATGTTACAGGGGGCTGATGTGATGAAGTTTCCTCAGCTTGTACCTGAAAGGGTATGCAAAACGCCCTGCAAGGTCTATCGAACGGACGGACTTAATCGTGACGGCTCAAAGAAGCAGACGGTCATATTTGAGGGCAAATGCTTTCACACTGAGAAGTCAAGGCAGAAATTATCCGCAGAGAAACAGCTTATAACCTTGTCAGGCGAGGCTCTTTTCTGCGGAGATATCGCCCCTGATAACGCTGTTATAGAGGGCTATGCGGTCATAGACGGCAGGACGTACAAGATATATGGCTCTGAGAAAGCCAAAGACCCTGACGGCAGGGTGAATTACACAAGATTGGAGTTGATATAGTGGGCATTGAAATAAAGCTTGATATGCAGGCAATAAAGGCTATCGAAGACGCTGCTGTGAAGTCCGCTGAGGTGGCTATGGAGCAGGTGAGGACAGACCTTGTAAGTGCTCAGACAATGCCGTTCGATACAGGCATTATGCAAAATGATCATACTTTTGTTCACGCTGACGAAAATGGAGCAAGTTTGGTAACATCAGAATCTCCGCAGGCAAGACGTCTGTATTATCACCCTGAGTATCATTTTCAAAAGAAGAACAAAAACGCAGGTGCGGCTTGGCTTGAACCATATATCACAGGCAGTAAAAAGGACCTTGCCAAGAATGAGTTTGTGGCAGAGTTCAAAAAGAGGACAGGCGTATGACTTTACTTAACATAGCGGATATGCTGAGCGATATCCTTGACTTGCAGGACGTGTATGCAGGCACTATTGACGGCAACCTTGACAAGTGCATAGGCGTGTACAACGCAAAGACCTCAAAGCCACAGCGTATCTGCATAGGCGGAAAAGCCTGCACAAAAACACTTGAAAAACATATCTCGGTGCTTATTCATTGGACTGATGCTCCCACGCAGGCAGAGATAAAGGCTCAAAGCATTCTTGATATCCTATCCGATATACGTCAGTATAAGGGTGATGGATTTACGGTAAAGTATCTCGAATGCAAAGAGCCTGTTTCTGTTGGCAGGGACGAGCGAGGCGTGTGTGAATATGTTATCGAGGCAACAGTATATTACGAAAGGAATGAATGAGTATGGCAAACACAACAGGAGTTTATCCCGTATATGAAAACCAGTTCAAGATAGACAAGACAGGCGGCGACGGCTCGACAGAGAGCAATCTTGTGACTATTGCCGATATGGAGAGCTTTTCAGTATCCATTGACGGCAATATCGAGGAGTGGAAGCCTTTTGATCAGCAGGGGTGGACAAGACGTTTGCTCACTGGTAAGTCTATCACTATCAGTATCTCAGGCAAGAGAAACGTCGGTGACGCAGGCAATGACTACATCGAGAGCCTTGCACTCAAAACAGGTGCTGCGGCGACCACAACCCTTGTGTGGAACTTTCCAAGCGGAGCAAAGCTTGTTATCAAGGGCGTTGTCAGCGTAACAGAATGGGGTGGCGGAGATTCGACAGCAGTTGCGCCGCTTGCGTTCGACTTTGCTTCCGACGGCAAGCCTGAGTTTACTGAGGCGGCAGCGTAAGAACACAGACAAAACAGGGGAGCGTTCAAAGCGCTCTCCTAATTTTATATATCAGAAAGGACAATAACTATGGCAAAGATGTATACACTCGACAGCAAGCTTCTTACAGGTACACCTGAGATAAGAGTAGGCGACAAGGTCTACCCTGTGGACGACAGGCAGAAAACTGTCAAGAAGATACTTGACATCTGCGACAAGAACGCTGAAAAGAAAGACCTTGATATGATAGACGAGGTTTTCAAGCTTGCGTTCGCATCAAAGGACTACAAGGAGATAGAGGCAATGAATATGCCTTGGGCGGCATATCAGCAGCTTTTCACTCTTGTTATCTCAGCGGTAACAGGCGAGGACGCAGAAAAGACAGAGGCTCGATTTCCGCAGGAAAACGCAGAGTAAGCTTGAAGAAAGCTGGTACGATCTTGACTATGACCGAGAGCTTATCATACAGTCCATTGCAAAGCAGTACAATATCCTGCCCTCAGAGCAGGAAAATCTGCATTACAGCGATTGGTACAGGCTCGTTGCAGGGATTATGCACGATACACCACTGGGTCAGATCGTTCGTATCAGGAGCGAGGACAACAAGGATATCATAAAGAATTTCGACAGGTTTGAAAAGCAGATACGCTCAGAATGGACGGCGTTCAGAAGTCAGAAAGCAAGAGAAACGTTCACAGAGCAGGACAAGCTTGAAACTGCGAGATACTTTGAAAGGCTGTTCAAGGGAATGTTCGGAAAGGCAGGTGATAAGTAATGGCAGACGGAGCAAGCGTTGGTGTTATATCTCTTGACCTTGTGATAAAAAACAAGGTGCAGGAGCAGCTTGACAAGATATCTGCAAGCATACAGAACGGCTTTTCAAAGCCAGTAGAGCAGGCAGAGAAAGCTGTTGAGAATGCTATGGATAAGACCGCTAAAGCCATAGACGAGGGATTTGGCAGTGCGTCGGAGATCGCTCAGAAGAGTATGCAGGAGGCTACTGCAAAGGTGGTGTCTGAAATTGATAAAGCCAATGAGCATATAAAAAACACCACCGACCAAATCGAAAACATCAAGCCTAAAGTTGTGCAGATACATTACAATCCTGAGTATGACCCTGATAAGATAGAGGCTGAGGTTGATGATATCGCTCAGCAAATTACGGCAAAGGCTGACGAGGCGGCTAAAACAGCGACAGAGAGCTTTGGTGATTTTGAAATACCTGAAAGTGAATTTGAAAGGCTTAATCTCCAGCTCGAAAATGCAACGGAAAAAATGAGCCTGTTGCAGGCTAAGTATAAAGAGCTTAACGGTCAGCTTGCTGATACAGATGATAGCGGAATTGATAAACTCATTGAAAAGCTGAATAGTGTAGAAGCTCAGATGATACGTCAACAGGCTGTTATCGACAAGACAAAAGCCAAGATAGGAGATCTAAGCAATGCACAAGCATTGGATACCGAAGCAATAGCAGCCACCGCTGTTGCAGAAGCAGAACAAGCAGCTAGCAGTGCGGCTGAAAAGCTGAGAACAGAAGCTGTCTCTTATACACATCTGACGCTGCCGACGATCGCATAAGTGTAGA